AGGCGTACTCGTCATAGTGGAAGAGCGCCGTCGCGCCGCCGCCGAGTTCAGGCATTCGCTTGGTCTCGACGTAGGGGCTTCTGCCCTCCACCAGGATCAGCGCCATCTGGCTGAAGACTCCGCCCTTGGCCTTGTTGGAGCTAATCGTCAGGTTGCCATCCTCATAGAGACGCGCACCGGAGATGTTCCCCCGGTATCGGTTCTGGAACGCCTCTGCGGCGATTCCCACCGTCAGCGGAGCCCCTACCTGGGTCTCCGTGATAGTCGCACTGTCGACCACCGCTATGCCTGGAGTGGTCAACTGGTTGTCGATGTCGGCAAGCTGGAAGCCGTGGAACACCGCGTTGATCGGCGCGGTCGCAGGGGCAGGCTCCGTCGTGTTGGAGGTGATCCTGTATGAGGCCGACGTGATGTCGCTGGTGTCCAGACCTGCGGTGCCGTCGCCCGTCTTGGTGGACGCTCCGTCAATGGCCGTCAGGCCGTCGGCGTCCTTCTTGCGTTCGATTGCGTTCTGCGCCAGTGAGCCCGTCTGGGCGTAGGCGTTCGCGCTGATCCGAAGGGCCACCCGGTCTAAGATGACCGTATGCACCCCGATCACCGTGGGGGTGATGGAGAGCAACGTGTCACTCATCTGCTGGGGGTTGTCGAGTTCGGTACTCTCGGTTACGGACTGGGCCGATAGCTTTGCCATCGAGACTTCGTTCCAGACCGTTCCCGTATTCTCGTCAAGTCGCTGACGGTCTACCAGATTCGGCATGACCCCCGCGAACTCGCGAACTATCCTTGCCGCAGCGATCATGGTTGGAATGCTGTCGGCAAGGGAATCGGTAATGGTGTTTCCTACTGCCATTTCCTACTCCTAAATGCGGATGCCCTGCTTTCTCAGCAATTCAGCCGCCTGCGTTATCTCGTCTTTAGTCATGGAGTTGTTCGGGTCTCCGAGCCTGCCCAGGAGGTTGCCGCCGCTCACGGCGGGACCGCCCGTTCCAAGGCTCATGTCGCCCACTCCATTATCTTCGGCCCACTTATCGCGGTCCGCTTTATGCTGCGTTTCGAGATCGTCGAACCTCTTCTGGTTGGACTGCCTCTCTAAGCCACGGGTGACGCTGCGAGCCTCCATGATGGCCTGCATCATGAGCGCACGCGCCTCACCCACCTGTCCTTCGTTGGCTCGTTCCAGGCCGCTGTTCCATGTCTGGCGCACCTGGGCCAACTCCGGGGCCGTATCTACCTCCAGCAACGAGTTGCCTTCGGCGTCCGATACTGAGGTATAGAGCTCCTCTCTCAGAGAGCCGAACTCCTGCCTGGTCCTACCTGTAGAGAGCCGGTTGTCGATAGCGTCCATCTGCGTTCCGAGGGCTTCCGTGTCGTCGTTCTGAAGAGCGCGAGCGACAGCGAAGTTAGCGTCCTTGACGGCATCGAGTTGGTCCCCGAACCCCGCCACTATGGACTCTACGCTCTCCGCCTTGGTCACCCGGCCTTCCAGAGACTTGAACTTTTGGGTTAGCTCGTCAAATGCAGTGGTTGTCTCGGCAAACTTCGCCTCCGCAGCCGTGGCCCGTTCCTCCCAACTGAGGGGTTGCTGCTCTTCGTCGGCTGTGATCGCAGGCTCGACATCGGGCAGGTTCGCCGTCTCGTCGGTCGGTTGCTGTGTCATTGCGTTCCTTTCATTGGGGAAGGCCCCCGTAGGGGGTTCGCCAAATAAAAAAGCCGCCCTTTACAAGGCGACTTTCGCGCACTGGGCCGTATGAACTTGTCACGCTAGTATTACACTCGAATTCGATATGTGTCAACCGACTCCCGGCGATTGATCTCAAAAGATGTGCGGCACCTCGGGCAGACAAACATCGCCATGCCCTTCAGGTCCTCGGCCACCTTCCTATGGCACTCGGGACACCGGACAGCCTGCGAGGGCATTATGGCACCACTGCAAGTTCTGGCTCAGGCTCTATGTCCAGCCGCTGGGTGACCTCCCCACCCTGACGCCTGCGTAGCAACATGATCTCCCCGTGCAAAAGCGCGTTCATGGCGACATCGATATAGCCCCACTTGTATAGCTTGCGCTCCAAGTTGATGTCGTTCTTACGCATGTTGTCCTTTTTAGTCTCCACCGTGTCCATCACTGCCTTGAAGACGGGATGGGCTTTCAGGAAGTTGGGGTCGTTCGACGCCCTCCATGCCTTGTACACGTCAAGGAGACCGCGTTCCTCCGCGAGGTCACGGCTTGCCTGTAGATAGGGCTGCATCACAGCGTAGTCGTCCTCGAATCGTTTGATCATATCGAATACCACCGGGTCCTCGTACCGCCTGCCCCGGTAGCTCTGGGGATCGCCCGTCACGGGGTCCAGCGGAGCCCCGATGCCGGTTATGTACGAGCTATTCTCTACCTCTGGGAACCACTGTTTCATCCGGTCGGCCTGCTCCAGGATAATATCACGCTCGAAGTCGCGCTTATCGAAGTCCACCTCCCCCGTCTGGGGGTTCTCCGGTGCGTCCGCCGTCCAGTAAGCCTCTGCCAAGAAGTCACTGGTGGGCTTATCAGCAGCCTTCTTTCTCAACTCTTCCTGAAGTTCTTGATTACCGAGAATCCCTTGGGTTTGATCGAATCGAGTCTTCTTGAAAACCTTAATCGCTATGCGAAGGTCAGGGCCGTCCATCCCCTTGTCTATGTTCTCCCGTAGGGACGCCTCGCCCCTCTTCTTGATGCGTGCTAAGTCATCGAAGCCGATTGATATCCTCTGCCGGATGTCAATCGGTCCTCTCTTTTCCTCTATCTCAGCGATCTCCTTCTGAACCTCCGGGTCAGCATTGATATTCCGTTTCATCAACGCAGTTAGGTCCTTATCAGCAACGTCCGGGTACAACTTTCGGTGCACCCTTCTAAACTGGTCGGTATAGCCCAGCGGGCCCGACTTCATGCCGAAGATTTCGCCGGTGAGGGTTACGCCAGCCGCGAGGTATTCGCCCTTACTAGTAGCCCTTATCACCTCTGGAATCTCCTGTGCGGCGAACGGGGATAGTGTCTTTAGAGCGTAGTACCCCGTCTCCTCTGACCATAGTCCCTGCATACCCTCTCCCCTAGTCCGCTCCTCCATGACTGTCTTGCCGGAGAAAATATCCCAACCGATACGCACCATAGGCGACGAGAGAGTTCGTAGGACGTCCTGCGGCCTGCCCATAGCCGTCAACATCAGGGCCTTACCGAGGGAGTCCCAGGTGCCGAGCAGACTGAAGTCTCTTTTCCCGAACCGTACTCGCATGAAGTTGGAGTTGGGATTTCCCCTCACCCACGGGCGCATATCGGTCTCATTACCCTGCGCCCAGTTGATGAGATGGGTCAGCATTACCGCACCGCCTATCATCTTCAGCATGGAGCGACGGGCGATTCGCTGATCTAGGCTAGCCCCCGGTCTCAGGCCCGTCGCGGCCCGGGAGACCGTCGTGAGACGGGACTGTAGGAACCTCGGGGCGAATAGGAGCAACTCTCCCAAGTCGCCGCCGGCACGACCGTGGGAGAATCCGGTCATGTTGTTTACGATCTCCGCAATACGGTCCAGGTCACCGTTACGCCGCAGTTGCTCCAGGGTTTTACCCATGCGTAGTTCGTTTCGGAGCATGTCGTCGGCCCACTCCAGACGAAGCGTGTCTCCAAAGAACCCGAAGGCGCGGTTGGCCTGACGTATACCCGGCACCCGCCCGAGAACAGCGGTTAGGCCCTCCATGCTGACCTGGAGTTCCCCAATGGCGGTCCCGCCTATGTGAAGGTTATAACTTCCTGCCCACGTTCCTGAAGTCACCCGTCCGGTATCACGAGCGGTCTGATCAAACTGCGAGAGGAATCGTCCCAGTACACGTTCTCCATCCTTGCCCCAAGCCCTGAAACTAAGCTTTACCGCCTCTGCCCACGCCTTCGGGTTATCGGCCATGCCAACTAACCCCTGGATACCGATCGCAGACATATCAAGGGTTGTTTCGAGTCCCTGTATCAGGTGGTTGGCCGCAACAGCAGGCCGGATGAAACCTGCGAACTTCCCAGCCGGTGCTCCTTCATCACGTACTACCTTATTGATGGCCGCGGCCATTGCCCCTGGGAAGGACCGTCTCTCCATCCCCGCCAGATTGATATAGGCATACCCCTCGGGGGGACCTTGCCGCGCCTTGGAAACCATCGCATCCCATGTGCTGCTTAAGCTATCAAACTCTTTCTGGTAGCTGGTAATAAGCCCGAGGGTATCCGATTCATTTAGTTGGGAGTTGAGGAATCTCTTAGCACTCTGCTCCGCATAGCGTCCCGCTCGGTCGTGTTCCATCTTGAGAATGCGAAGCTCTCGTTGGAGCGCCGCAAGGCCCAGCTTTTTGTGCATGATGGCGCGAAGGTTCTGTGATCCCTCTATCACCCCGGCCCGAGAGTTGGCCCGCATATCCCCTAGGAGGTCTCCCCGTTCTATCAGGTCGTCGATCTTGGCCGACATCTTCTCCACCTTGGGCGCAAGATTATCAACCTTCGTCGTGAGTTGCTTGGCATCCGTCATATGTGCGCCGACCGTCCTCTTGAGTCCCCCGGCGTAGGCTCTGGTGCTGGCCCTTCGTTCCGCCAGTTCTTTTGCGATAGACTGTCCGCCCTCTATGATGGCTTTGCTCAGCGCACTGACGTCCTTTACAAGCTGGCGTTCGTCCTTTCTCAATCGAGTGTTCACCATTTTTAGTCTCTCGATGTTCTGCCCGTGCTGCAATGCCAGAGCCTGCGCGTCCTCGATGGCAGCACGAAGCTCGCTCCGGGCGAAGATTTCGTCCTCTTTAAGGAACTGATCCTCACGCTCAGCGATCTTCTTTTCTGTGGCCTCGACCCGCTCCCCGGCTTGCTCGTCCTTGCGAACATCGCGGAGTGCCTGCCGCTCCTGCTCCTTGCTGCGGGCGTTCTGGGCGATGAGGGTCTTGTTCTTACCCCGTATACGGGTTTTAAGTCCGTGCCTCAGAGAACGTAAGGCTGGGTCAATCAGCATGGAGGACGTTAGTCCGATGAGCCTGCCGTCCGCGTTTCGTAGGGCATTGAGGTAGTTGTTGACATGTAGCTCAAGGGAACGCTGCCCCACGTATGTCGCGTAGTCCTCCAATACCTCGCCGATAGCGGCATATTCGCGACCGTCTTTTATGCCCGCCGCCGCCGAATCGTACCTTATTGCCTTCTCCGGCCCACGGCCAGCCCTGGTCACAGGTATCTTTGGCGGTATATATAGGGGATTGTCCAGCCCCTCAGCCAGCGCCTTGCCCCTCGGGACGTAGAACCCGCCGTCCATGATGTCCGGCCTGAACCCCCTCTCGACCCCGACCTCGTCGAGCATCTTACTAAAGGGCCGTAGGTCGTTCTCAAGTTCCCGCAACACCCTCAGTTGATCGTCGCTCAGATGGGGACGGTATGTGGGAAGCCGTGCCGCCACGTCTTGCAACGTCGGTCCTCGATCTGGTTCTTCTTGTTGAATTTGAAGTTATCGTTGATCTGGGCATGAAACTTCTGCGACAGAGCGGTGGATACCGACTTGATCCTGACTTCAACCCGCAGTTTCTCTCTTATGGCGGGAGTACCGAGTTCCTCGTTCAGCGGTTGTTGGAAGACGCGCCCCACGAGGTTCATTAGTTGCTCTCTCCGTGTCAGGCCGGGTTGGATGGGGCGGAGTCCAATTATGTTCGTAGACGGCAACGGCGGAGTCGGTTTATACACGAACCCGGTCTTAACCGGGTCCAGGTCTCCTATGAGGTTATTGAAACGAGAACCAACCCTAAGGAGTACAGCCTCTGCCTCGGGGACATATAGAGGCACCAATGACTTGGCGTGCTGCGATAACCCCGTAGTCACCTGGCGTGCCGCAACGCGAGTCGTCTGACCCACCCAACCGGCAGGCAGGGCGAGAGGGCCGGTAACTGTGGCTACGACAGGGAAAGCCAGAGCCGCCTGCAAAATCGGGTGCATCTCTCCGATGGCCTGTAGGGTCATCGGCTCCTCCCCCACGCCCATCGTGAGGACGCCAGAGATCATGTTTCCGATCGTCTCTGCCGTGCTTCCAGGCTGTTTGGAGATATGCTCGGCACGCTGGAGTAGGCGGTACGCCTCCCTCTTCTCGGCCTCCTCCTTTAGCTGGACGGGATCGGTCACGGCCTGACCGGGAACGCCTTCTGGGAAAGTACGTGCCGCCATATCCCTGACGTCTCGAGGCTCGAAACCGCTCAGAATCCAGATGATGTCATCTTCACGTTCAAGGGTGGACTGGAACTTAAACTCGACCGGGTCGTCCCTGAAGCCTCTTCCGGTTAGCGTTGTCGCACCGGCACCGATGAGCGCCTCAGTGCCGGTCTTGATGGGGGAATAGCAAACTCTGACGGCGGAGGGAGGGGTCGAGGGCCCCGACCTTGGTACCGGGATAATCCTCCAATTTCGAGAGCCAAGCGGTGTCGGCGTTGCTCGGTCTCAGATAGTCCTGTCCAACTTTCTGGTACGTCGTATATACCCATATACACCTTTTGTATCGGCGTAAGGGGTTTCTCGGATCTCCTAGGGACGCCTGGTCCCGGTGCCATCCCCGCCTCTGGTGGTTGCCAGGGCTGGCTAGGGGGAGGAGCAGTCGCCCCGGTCGTAGGGAAAGGTGCTCCAAATTCAGTACTACGGACCGGTAACTGTAACTTGCTTAAATCTGACGAGGGCTTGTAGGCCGGAGTGGGCGTCGTCACTGTCGGAGGATTTAAGAGATCTTTGAGCGTCTGCCTGGTGATTGGATCGGCCATTATAACCTCAACGCCGTGGTGCCGCGTTCTCGCAGCGCCCGCCTTCGATCTCTTTCAGCCTCGGACTCTTCACGTTCGGTTTCAACCTCCAGCCGTTCCCCTTCGCGCTCTTCCCTCTCCATTCTCTGTACCGCGGACGCGATGCCCTGCGGCGTCTGCCCGAACCGCCGCCTCAGACCCGGCGTGATGCCGACGAAATACTCCGAGAAGTCCAGCGGAGTTCCGGCAGTTCCTTTGAACCCGGCTTGTATCCCCTGCTGCTCACCAATAAGGAACTGCTGGAAGCCGATGTCCTCGGGCGCGGCCTCGCGTATGGCCGTGGCGAACGCTGTGGCTGACGCCAGTTGAGGCGTTCTGCGTAACCTACCCTGTTCCAGAACGTACTCCCGATCTTCATCCTCCCTCCTCCGCGCCCTACGGGCCTTCTCCATCTGAACAGAGAATGGCTGAAGTTTTGCTATTTGTTCTTCTAAGACCCTAATTCTTTCAGGGTCTCCAGTCGCTCCAGGGGAATATAAAGGGTCTTGAGCTCTACGTCCTACCTGCGCAAGCTTTTCTGCATCTAACATAGTGGAAAGCTGAGGTAAATTTCCTCGGCTCGCGTAGTATTCTTCAAATGACATGCCAGGCATGTCATCGCCCATTTGCTCCTGAACTCTAGCGAAGTCTAGAGCCGCCTGCTCTTTTTCTCTAGCCGCTAGGACACGATCCGAGGACGCCTTTACTACCTCCGGTGACGGTATATCGAACGGGGTTCCGAATCTCTCTGGGAAGGCGGGTATCTGCATCCCGAACTGTATATCGTAATCTTCCTCACTCACGTCCGCAGGCATCAGGTCCGCCGCCGTCTCAGTCGGTTCCCCTACGGGGGCTTCCGTGACGGGCTCATCCAATGGGGACGGAGGTGCGAAGACTTCGCCGGTCGCGGGATCGGGAATCCCATAAGGATCAAATGGGGCCGGACGCCGGAAGACTTCTCCGGTCGCTGGGTCGGGTATCGCGTAAGGATCAAAAGGGGCGACCGATGGTTCTGGGATGGCGAGACCCGTCACGGGCTCTTCGACAGCCGGACGTCCCAGCCTGAACTCGTTGAGGAAGAACTCCGTGAACTCGCCGGTGGTCTCAAAGTCACCCACCTGGGCCGCTTCAACGACCCGAGGAATCGTGTTGAACTGGAAGTGCTGGATGAACTCGGGACTCGCAGAGGGCGAGATGATGCCCTCGTCCACCGCAAGGTCGAATGCGAACTCATATAGGCCAGCCTGCGTTTCCGTTCTTGCGAACGCCTTTTTTTCGGCCAGTTCCGGTAACTGGGTCTCAAGGTCCGATATGAACTTCTGACGAAGCTCCTCGGTCAGCCCCTCCCCGGATCGGTACAATTCAGCCGCGGCACTGTTTACGATTTCCGCCGGTATCTCCCCGAGATCGTACCCCGCTTTGACGTACATGTCTCGGATTTGGCTTTCCGCTATACCACGGGACGCAGGAATCACAGCCGCCGCAGCGGCCTCTTCGAGTAGTCTATCGACGTTGTCACTTATGTAGCGCGATGTTGCGTCCCGTCCCATGTCGAATACTTCAATACGGAGCCTACGCTCAACGTATGGGAAGTCATTTAGGTCTTCACCTTCGGTGGCGCGGAAGAACTCGTCGCGCAGGAACTTGTTGAGCGCCTCCGTGCCCTCGGGCGGCTCGTCAAGTGCCGCAGCGTTATAACGGGCGATGTTATCCAACAGGGCCGAGGCAACCTCATCCTCACTTAAGGGGATCTCTTCTCGTGGGGGTTGAGGGTCTTGAAAAAAGGCGGAAGGCGGAGGAACTTGGGACTGAATGAGCGCCTGTTCCTGTATATTGAGAAGCTCTGGTATCCCGCCGGCTCGCCAGACGCGGTCTATCCAATCTAAACGTTCGTTGGGGTCAAGGTCGTCGGGGTTTAGTCCTTTGCCCTTGTACCAGGTATCGAAGTCCTTTAGAGCGGCGGCATTGTCGTACTTCTCCCGACGGGACCTCTGAAGGGCCGGCTCTAGGTATTGGCTAAAGTGCTCTTCGGCCTGACTAAGGGACATGACCTTGATGTCCGAGAGTAACTGGATGCTCTCATCTTCCGTGAGGAGTTTCCATTTGGGGTATCTATTAACGAATGTAGTGCGCCCAGCGCCAGTTGTGAGGTCGTACTGACCTCTGAGCTCCACCCGCTGGGCGAGAATCTCTTCGTAAGTACCCCCCTGGGTGGTCGTGACGCCGCCAGTAACGATTGCCTGGGCCTCGTCGAACACCGCCTGAAATATCTCTTCGTTGATCTTTCCCTCTAGGTCTTTTTTAGACCGCACTGCTTCCAGGCGCTCCCGTATCAGGGCGTTTGCGTCCGTGGTGGCCTTCTTCAGGTTCGGGTCGGTAATCAGGTCGGTATTGGTCTCGATACCGAGGCTCCTCATCAGGTCGGTCACACGGTCATCGAACGGCTTGCCCTCCTCCCCGTAGGCGGACAGGAACTGTTCCTTGGCCTCAGCCTGCCGCTGAAGGACTGGGTCGTGCCCCAGTGGAGGCACTTCCCGCTCTTCGAGTGGGAGTTTCTTGTCCGCCTCGATGAGCTTGAGGTACGCCTCGGACACGGTAGTCGATCCCTCGGTACTCTCAACAGTGTTGATGACGTCAATCCAATTGGCTTTTGCGAACTGGGTTACGCTTTTCATCATCGCCAATAAATCTGTGTTGAGCTGATCAACTGTCATACCCTCGGGCAGTAGGGCTGCTAACTCCTCCTCGAGGAATTCCGCACCGGGGAACTTCATGTATTTCTTCTGCGGGTTGTCGATGACCCCCGCAACCTCGAAGAGGTCCAGTACTTCATCCACCTTCCACGCCGTTAGGATGTGCTCGGGGTCATATTGCAACTCGTTGCTCAGGCGTTCCAGACGATCGCTCAGATCGTTCTGAAAGAGCGGACCGCCTATGTTACTGACATCGGGCGGTGAGCCGACTATCAGTCCGCCTTCGAGAGTGACCTCCCATTCGGCGTAGAGCGTTGTCGCGATGACTGACCGCATGTCCGCGATGGCTTCCCTGTCGGTGACACCGGAGCCAGCCAACAAGTCACGAGTTATCTCGTTCACCAGTGTGAGGGCGTTGTCTACCGTGAAGACCTTCGGCTTGAAAGTTATCCCAACCTCGGGGTCCTTGGGAAGACTTCCGAAGAAGTATCTGGTTATATCATCTTGCTGTTCCTGGGTCAGGCCGGTTAAGGGTACACCGGGTTTAAAGCCTATCTCGCCACGGGATATACTCGCCATAGCCAGTTTTACTTCGGCGTTCGTTGCCTCATCGTAAAACGCCTGAGCCTGCTCTTCCGTGATTTCACCTATGACGTTCTTAGCGACAGCAATAAACTGCCCTATGTTCATTAGCGCAGCCGGTGTCAGCGGCGGCACTTCGGGGACGTCTTCTCTTTTACCTGCCAGTAAGTCGTATTGGGTCTGAACGATGCGCTGGATGCGTTCGAGGCTTGCCTCCAACTGCGCCCTACGGGCCTGCTCCAGTTCAGGCAGTCTGCGTAACCTATCCTCGTTGTTGTTCATGGTCTTTCCCTGAAGTCAGCGGGGTCGATGCCCAGTTGCTTCCACTGTTTCATGATTGGGTTGAGGATCGGCACCTGAGAGGATATAGAACGCTTGCGCCGTCTGCGGCGTGCCTCCTGTGCCCCGCTCCTGCTGCGTTTGCGGATGCTGCGGTACTCGTCGAGCACCGCCTCTACCGCCTGTGCGTTCGGGTTCTTTCGTTCCGCCATGTCTCTACTCCCCCAGTAACGCTCCCACGTTATCGATTCGGGCCGGCCTCGCCACGCCCTCGGCCAGAGGCTCTCTCAGGGGTCTCGCCACCTCCTGCGCTCCCATCGGGGGCTGTGTCAGGGGCAGTTGCCCCTCCTGCGCCGCCGCCCGGAGCGCCTCGACGTCCTCTGCGTCGACCTCGTCCATCGCTGCGGCCTCTGCCGCAATGAGCCGTGAGTCGATCGCAGGATGCTGACGTATTCTCTGCTGCCGCAGCCGCTGCCTCCGCAGTGCCACGTTCTCGGCCCGGGCGTCCTCCTCCCAGTAGTCCTCATCACTCTTCAGGCCGATCTCGTACTCCCTCAGACCGAGCTCCCGTCTCTGCATCTGGATGACCGGGTCCAGGACCTCGAAGGTGACGATCATGTCGTAGACCCCGTATATGTCGGAGCGTTTGAGGTGGTGCCCGTGAGAGCCGATGCCCATCTTCAGTTGCGAGAGGTTATCGACTATCCGAAGTATCCAAGCGGCCACAAGGGACGCGATGTGCTCTTCCTGCATCGAAGGCCCGGAGAACTTCCTTCTCCCTGCGCTGTCGAGTATCGCCTGCTGTCCCACCGTGGTGACTCCCGGCTCGCGGAATCCCGTGATGCCGGGGTTGTACGTTCCTCTTCGTATGTCGTCCTGTATCTCCCTGCCGGACTCGAACACCCAACGAGGCACGTCCTGAAGCTGCATCTTCCAGTAGTCGCCCTGCTCCCCCGGGGCGATGGCCCCCGTCTCCAGCGCCTGCTGAAGGATGTCCGGGAACCTACTCCCGAAGGGCGCGTAAGCCTGGTCGATGACCATCGTATGCTTGGCCGTCGCGTTCTGCGCCTCCAGCCTTATCGACTCTTTGACCGGCTGAAGGATGCCCTGCGCCATGTACTGCGGGTCCGTCAGCGACATGTCCGTCGGCTCCATCCCGAAGCCCGCGAAGGTCTGGGCGAACGGTACGAACTTCCAGGCGTTGCGCTCCTGATAGAGGATGTCCCCCGACTTTCTCTTGAGTGTGTGCCACTCCGGGGTCCAGTCCTCTTCTAGCTCGACGTACTCCCACGGGGACATGTCCGCGACCTCAGAGGCGGCACCGGAGTTGAAGTCCCGCCGGTTCTTCTTCTTAGAGAGCAAAACCGCGAGCTCCCCCGCCCTCATGTTCAGCAGCTTGAGCGCGGCGCTCGGGACCTTCTCGTAAGGCTCCATCAGCACTCTCGCCGGGTGGGTCGCGTCAATCCGCACGGGGTTCCAGTACGCGGGATGACGCCGGCCCTCGGCCATCTCGTTTAGGTCCAGGCCGAACTCGATGATGCCGTACCCGTAAGCGTTCATGTGCTTGGAGAGCTGCTTCCACGGGTTGAACATGGCCTTCATGGCCGCGTCCATCATTATCGCCTTGACGGCGATCTCCACGGCGTCTGCGGCGTCCTTGTGCGCTTGAATCTGCGGGTTGACCGGCTCCCTTCGCAGCGTGGGGATGAACCCCATGAACTGGTCGGAAGCGTGGTCGATGATGTTCGTGGACGTGGACGGTCGGTACTGCCCCCTCGTTCGGGAGTAGTTGGCCGAGTTGGCCCCGGCCCATATGGAGTACTGTCTCTGGTAGAACAGGTCGGTATCCCGCCAGACGGCGTGGGTATCGCCCCAGAGGTTCTCCAGATGCGTCCTTCGTTCCTGTATGTAGCCCGCGTCGGGCCGTTCGCCTTCCGGCATCTCTGACTCCTAGCCCCACCTGTTCCCGACGACGATGAGCTTGCCCATATTCGTCGGGACGGAGTCACGAATCTGCCACGCGATCGCCACCGCGGTCGGGTAGTCGTCGTGCGCTCCGTACTGATGGTCTATCCGGGTGTTCCCGTTCCTTAACGTCTTGACGATGACCGAGTAGAACTGCGCCAGCCCCGCCTTGGACGGAACCGTTATCAGACCGTTTCGCACCGCGCTCTGCAATTCGTTCCACATCGGGTCCCGCGTCAGAGGCCCCGTATGCCAACCCGGCACCCGGTTTCGAGAGTGCGGCCCCGGCTTACGCGCCCATATGCGAGGATACATCAACTGCTTCGCCACCGTCAGGACCGTGTTACCCGGCCCGTTCTCCTCGATGGCCCATTCGGGATTCCCATAATCGTCCAGCATCTTGATCGACAAAGCGGTGAACTCGTCCGGCGGCATGTCGTTCCCCTGAATGTCCGCAACGATGCTACCGTTTCGCACGTCCATGACCACCGTGACCGAGTCGTCCCCACCTACCCCAAGACCGACGTCGGAGGCGGCAACGTAGTATCGACCGACGGTAAACCGGTTGTAAATCCGTATCGCGCCGATCTGCTCTATCGGCTCTCTCACGTACTCCTCCATCCTGGCGAGAACGTCCATGTCGAAGGCCGATATGACTCGTGAGGGGGCCATCGCCTCGTCGGCGGTGCGGGGGTATTCCTGCTCCATGAACAGGTCGGGGTTCATCCCCAGGGACTCGTCCTCCGCGGCCTCCCGGCGTTTTTCGGCGTACCACTGTTCGTCCCGACCGGGCCTATCGAACACGCTCCAGAAGCGTTTGACCCAGCCGTTCTGCGGCGCGCCCCGGTAGTACTGCTTGAACACCGACTTGAGCTTCGACTTGTTGACCGTAGAGCCCATGATGATCTGCCCGCCGGCGTCGATGGTCGGCTTGATCGCGGCGAACGTCAGGGGGAGGTAGTCCTGAAACTCTGCCTCGTCGATAATGACGCACGTCGCGGTGAGGGACCGTCCCGCCTTCTCGGTGGACGCGAGGGCGCGGGCCCGGGACTGCATCTCCTTGATCCCCAGTTCCAACGTAGAGTCGGGGTCGTACTCAACCCGCCACGGCTCCGGCAGGTTGTCGAGCACCGCCCGAACCTTGCCCAACAGGTCCGCCGCCTCCAACTGACCCTGAGAGATCATCGGAACAAACGCGTGCTCGTGAAACCGAAGCAACCAAGCGGTGTACGCGGCGACCAGCCAGGAGAAACCGTCCTGACGCGCCTTGAGCACCGCCACCAACCTCGTTTCAGGCATGATCTGCGCCAGATCGACGAGATGGTCCCACCTCTGGAACCCCACCGCGCCACCCTGAAAACCGGAGGCGAACTGCGGCGGCTCAACTATCTTCACATAATCCAAAAACCGCTCGAAATAACGTCCCGCAACCTGGAACTCAACGTCGGAACGCAAACGCGTCAGATGCTCCCCGCTCAGGGTCTCAAGCACCTCCGGCGGCACCGCTTCGGTCGTCACTCACCCCTCCGGCCCGGTGGCAACATATCCCCACCATCACTACCCCTCGATGCAACCTGCTGAGAGATTCCCATCGCCTCAACAACCGCCGCAGGCAGTTCCGAGAACCTAAACTCACTATACGTCCCGCCCTTCCTGACACCACGCTCCTCCCAACGGCGGGCCCACTCCTCCAACCTCGCCCCGACCACCTCCATAACAACCTCGGGATACTCATGAACACCCAATAGCTCGTCCATAATCCCACACATCCGCGTCAGAGCGTCCTGCCTCTCCACAGGCAACATAT